AACAGATGGTTATTATTATGGTGTAAATGTAAGTCAAGCATTGCCTGATCCTATTAACCAAACGAATTTTGGTCAAATGAAAGGTGGTCGGCGGACGCGGAGGCGGAAGAAGACACGGGCGCGTCGGCAGGCACATGGAGGACGCCAGAGACTCGCGGATTCTGTTTTTGATTCTGTCATGGGTTTTCCGAAACATAAAAAGGAACACCATAAACGGAAACCCAAAAGTGCTGTTGCGCATATGAAAGATGCATTAAAAGGACTGCGTGGTACTGGTAAGAAAATAGGTGATGCGATACGGCGGGGACATTTTGGCATTAAAGAGGAGGTTGCAGCACGTGTATCTTGGAAAGGTGCTGGGCGCAAAAGTCGTAAGCGGCGGCGTCGTCGTAGAAGTCGTCGCCGGCGTCGCAGAAGGTAATTTAACTTAATTAAATTGATTAATTAAATTATAAATAAATAAATTAATAATTAAAATGGGTATTGCCCGCTTAAACCGATTTATACGGAAACATTGTTCAGAATGTCTTCGTAAAACAATGTTGGAGGAGTTTTCTGGTAAAGTAGTGACTATAGATACTTCTATTTATCTTTATCAATTCAAAGCCAAAGGTTCTATTCTATCGAATATGTATTTAATGTGCTCTGTATTTAAAAGATATAATATACAACCAATCTTTGTCTTTGATGGGAAACCTCCTCCTGAAAAAAAGGCAGTAATTGAGATGCGAAAGGAGAAAAAAAATGCGGCGCAACAAGAGCATCAGCAAATTACAGAACAATTATTAACTATTACAGATAAACGAATGAGGCAAGAATTACAGCGTAAATTGGCAAAATTAGCAAAAAAGTTTATTCGTATTAAAAATTCTGAGATACGAGATGTAAAAGCATTATTTAGTAGTTATGGAATTTCTTTTGTGGAGGCAATAGGTGAAGCTGATCGCTGGTGTGCTAAATTAGTTTTAAGTGGAGTAGCTGATGCTTGTCTTAGCGAAGATATGGATATGTTTGCTTATGGCTGTCCTATTGTTCTTCGCTATTTTAGTTTAATACAACATACTGCTGTTGTATATGATTTATCAATGATATTACAAAGATTGAATCTTACGCTTTTTGATTTTCGCACTTTATGTATTTTGGCTGGCTCCGACTATCACTATAATTCTAATGTATACATAAAACCCATACATTATTATTATAAACTTATGAAGCAGTATAAGTCAACTAATTGTTACCGCGGCGATTTTTATAATTGGTTATATGATCGAGAATCTATCCCCTTATCAAAGGAAGATTTTTGTAAAGCTCACACATTATTTAATACAACATCTTTAACCATGCCTCCGAATATGATAAAGAAATTTGAACTAAATATAACAAAACTACAAGAAATTTTAAAGAAAGATTATTTTATATTCCCTCCTACAAAGTAATATTCGTTATATAGATGTTCAAAAAATCTATAGACAAATAAATGGCTGATATTTGTCCTTCTGGTACTTTTTTTGATGACCATACAGAAATTTGTAAACCTTGCCCTAATAATACTTATAATCATGGAGCTAAATTCTTTAATCTTCATCAATGCTATTCAATTGTTAATCGAGAGATATTGTATTTAAATTCTACTGCTGTGCAATGCGCGCCCGGATGGAAAGGAGTTCCTATTTACGAGGATGGCGAGTATGAGATGGGTTGTATTGACGCCGGTCCGCCTAGTTTCTCTCCTATTTGGATGCTAACAACCCATCCGTCATCTTTTAATACTCCATTTCCTACACAGCTATTGAATGACCAATGTACAATAGCACAACAATGTAATACATTTTGTTGTATTAGTTGGCTTATCTTTTTTGGTTTAATAGCAATATATAGTTTTTTAAATGGATTTATTGCGTTTAGGCAGCTGAGAGAGGTATCTGAAGATATTATGCAGGATAGAAATGAAGTCACTCGAACCCCGCAGATTGCTATGGTTGACATACAAGAGGGAGAAAATGTAGTGTTGAGAGAACAGGATTCAATGCGGGTTGCAATTCCTTTACCCAAAACCTAATTGTATTAATTTTTTTTATAGTGAATATATAAATGTCTGGTCCAAAGGTAAAGAAACTAAACGAGATCGATATTTGTAGGGAGCAGTTAAGGCGGGTGGAAGCTGCTTACGCGCGCGGTGCCAGCGTCGCCGAGATCGCACAGCTGAAAGATGAATTGCGAAAGTGTGATTCATCACAACTTGTTACATTGCAACTTGTTGCCGTACCGAGCCAAAAGAAAGAAGTCGCACGCGAAATGTCCGCGCGTAAGGAGGTGGACGCGGCGGAACAAGAATACCAAGAATGGGCGAAAGCAATGGATGCGCCGCCGAAAATGACGACGAAGAAGAAGGCGACGAAGGCGGTCACGGCGGAACAAGAATACCAAGAATGGGCGAAAGCAATGGATGCGCCGCCGGCGAAGACGATTACGACGATGACGACAACTACGACGAAGGACGCGGCGCGCAAAGCGCCAGAGAATGCGCGCAAGGCTGTCGAAACGCGCAAACAAGAGGCAGCAGAGCCGCGCGAATACGCGGCGGCGAAGAAGCGCGATGCAGAGCAGTTGGCCGCCGCCCGCGCCACTGCTAAAAAAGAATGGGATGCCCTCACAAAAAACACGAGCAAATAAGTTTTTTAATATTAAAAGTAATATTAAAAAATTAAATCATCCTATTCCTTATTAAAATTAGCTGGAAGCCGGTGCCTTCTTCGCAGCCTTAGCGAAGTGCGGACTCATGTAACGCTGAAGATTAAAGTAGGTAAGCTCATCCTCCTTGGAAAGCTTAAGAAGCTTACGGAGCTTGGCATCAGCAAGGATGCGACGCCCGTTCTTCGGGTCCTGAAGCTTGTGGGCACGGATGTACGTGTTGATCTCACGAGTCACCTGAGTGCGTGCCATCTCAGTGCCATGCTCCTTGCCGAGGAAAGCAGCAAGCTCCTTGCTAATCTTAGTCGGCTTCACGAAACCAGACGGGGCGCGGGTCCCAGACTTGGTCGAGCGCTTCTTGTTTGCCTTGTGGGCAGCGCGAAGCTCGCGGTCGGCGCGCTTCTGCAAGGCACGCACCTGACCGGTAATGTTAGTAAGCTGGCTACGGAGGCTGGTGAGCTGTCCGAGCACCTGCACAAAGGCGTCCGACAGAGTCGACTCGTCCTTGGCAGGGGCAGCTGGCGCGGCGGCGGGAGCCGGGGCAGCAGCCTTCTTCGTGTTCTTGACGGCCTTGGCGGGGGCCTTGGTGGCTTTGGTAGTCTTCTTAGACTTGCGAGGGGCGGAGGTCTTCTTGGCTTTGGAAACCATTATACCATATGATTATGATTATTTTTTAAGCTTTTTTTACCATAATATAATTTATCAACTTTTTAAACGTTAATGCGTCACAAATTCGGTTGATAAACTGCAGATTCGTATAATTCGGGTCGAGCTTCCGCCGCCTCTTTACTTACTAATGTAAGAGCTGTTAGAATATATAATGCCCCTAATGATTTAGCATCTCTGTTTACACCTTTTGTTACTAGATTATTAAGTGCAAGGAGTATTCTCTTTCTTAGTTTTAAAGTAGGCAACTCTAGATTATTAATATTTAATCCGATAAAGGGATTACCACTCGGAGGACAAATATTACGCTTTACCACTGGGGAAATATTTGCTCTATAGCACCATATATCGACTAGCTCACGAATAAATCTAATTAATCGTATACGTGGTAGCGATAAAAACCATCGGTAATCACTATTATTTCCCAATTCATCTATTCGCTGGAATACAGATACGGCGAATAATATTACCTTTTTCTCTGGCGATAAACCTGCGAGACTATCTTCAAGATCTATTTTAATCTTTTCATTAAATAATTTAGATAAACGTAGGATAGAATTAATATTTTGAATACATTTTTTTGGCATATTTGCCCGATTATAAGGATTCTTTGGAATGCCATCTGTTTTACTTATTAAATTATAAAGAGAACATATATCAAATCCATAGGTAAAATTGTCTTCATCCGTATAGCTATAAAATTGATAATGCGGCATTGTGGTTAACTTTTGTAAGGTTACAAAGTCAGTATTATTTATACATTTTGCATAGTTTAGTATTGCAGGTCCACGCAAATCATTGTATCTTCGTCGGATAAAACCTCTCCATAGCGCCTGAATACTTTTTGCGTAAAAGGAAAATTTTAGAAAATTATATAACCGAAAAATTAATTCACTCTTATTACCTGACCTCTTCTGCTTGTAGTATTTACTTATCTGTTTTAATTGACGCACATTAAAATTCAATGAAGCTAAGAGATTATAATCTGAAAAATCAGGAATTTGAAACTCTTCATCTGGAATTTTTGTTTTTTTCCTACATGCATCCTTTGGAACCGATCCATATAATTTATATTTTAGATAACTTTGTGGTGAGTTTGCATTAGCCATATATATATATCTACGGAAAAATTGTTTAATTCTTTTAAATAGTCTTATTTTTTTTATCACCATTATCATGTATATATTTTTTAAAAAAATTGATTTAAACAATTATTACTATTTAGTTTAAGTATAGTATGGCAACTCCTCAAGAACTCATCACGAAAGCAAAGGACTTCAAGTCTTCCGACGTCACCTATGGTGCACCCAAGGTTAATAAGAAGGGCGGTAAGAGCGTTAGCGTTCTTCTAAAGGGTCAGCGACCCGTTCTTCAGTTTCCCCTTATGTTTACATGGGGTGTTAATGCTTGGGATTCTGACGATGGTTCCTATAAGAAGTATGATATGAATCTCAGTTGGAATACCAAGGACGATAGTACTTCTGAGGGGCTCTTCTATAAGGCGATGCATGAGTTCCAGACTAAGATTCTTGAAGATGCTGTAAAGAACCGCAAGGAGTGGTTTGGTAAGAGTAAGCTTAGCAAGGAGGTTGCTGAGGCACTTATGTATCCCATTCTCAAGTATCCTAAGGATAAGGCGACGGGGGAGCCTAATCTTGAAGCAAACCCCAGTATGAAGCTAAAGTTGCTTAAGGTTTGGGGCACGGAGGATACTTTCAAGCT